GCGACTAGGCGATATTGCTCCCCCCGCCCCTCACGGGGCGGGGGGACCGTAAAGGTCTTGCGACCCTAACGGCCCTTACGGGAAAATGTCGCTTTGTACTTTATAGGGGAGCCTAAGGCTTCCTGGCTTCCAAGCCAGGAACTTGCCAATGGCAACTTAACCCCTTAGCTACAACGTATCCACCTTTCTTCCTTTGTGGCCGGATTTTCCTCTGTATCTTGGGCTCTTTAGCCATACGTGGTTTCTTTAACCACATGGCGTAGCGCAAGTCATCGTGACGCTCCTGTTGCTTCCAATAACGGAAGTTGCAGAAGAGAAACGACAGAGTTCCGTGTTCACTAATATCGATTCGACTCAGTCGTGGTCGATAGACATTAGCTATCCGCAAAATGTCGTCAGACATCTTGAGGCCGGCGTCGTCAGGAAAAAAGTCAGGGACAAGCTTGACTTGAATGTCAAACTTCCTGAAGTACCCGAACATCAGCTTGTAGAGCTCACGGTCATACACATACTTTAGCTCACCGAAGTACGACATGTACTTCTTATGTAATGAGTTAAATATTATGTACAGCCAGGGCTCGAGAGCTGACTTCTTGGTACTAGTGGGGCCCCTTAAGTAACAGGGGCGCACGTTGAATCCTTGGAGGTAGTCACCTCCGCAGGACTCTCTGAACCGGCCAGCATCATCATAGAACGACTTCTCGTCGTTTATAATGAAGCCGACTGATGTCATCACCTCAATAAAGAGGGGAGCGACATCACACGGGAGTATGCAGTCGTCTCCGAAGACAGAACACCTCTTTAAATCTTCCCATTCAGGGAAGAGGGAGTTGTTCGTCTTATCGGAGTGTAGACAGCACGCTTGTGCATAGGTCCAGAAGACGAGGGTTTCCAGCGGAAAGGTTACCGCATTTCCCATAGTGCTGATCATGTTTAGTTTGACAGGGGTGCCCATTATGGACATCTTTTCGCACCTTACACGATTTATAGCACTGAACCACTTAGGAGGTATTAACCACCGAAGCAATTCGATCGAGACACAATCAGATGCTGATGTCCAGTCGATCGTGGCATTTCTGCCAGTGATCGAACTTTCCATAGCTAAAAGCTTGTGTTGATCCGGAAGGTTACCCACGTCGAGACCGACCTTACGCATCCGACGATATATCATAGCCATTAGACCCTGTTGGAAATACATATTTCCGGTGGGTTCGACAGCTATTAATCGCCGTATCGTATTGTCTTTCTCTACCGTTGTAGCCCGCGATCCCTCTACTATTTCACATGCTTCCGAAAACGGATACGAGTCGTTCAAGGATTGAACGGCTAGCTTCAGATCTAAATCGAAGCTCATGTGCTGGTCGAAGAGGGGTTTAACGTCACTGGTCATTGATATCGGGAAGGAAAACTTTTTCTCCGGGCTTGTGTCTGAATAAGACACTCCTAGAGAGGCGCCACTTGAGTGTTTACACTCAGTGTGCCATTCCTCTTCCGTGAAAGGCTCCAGCACCCAATGCATTAAAGCACGGGCCCGGAGATGTATTGCGTCGTGGTTACGATACAATATATCCCGTTGGAGCTTGGGACGAGCACCTGGTTCCAAGTGAGGTAAATTCAATTCCTCATAATGGGCCATGTGTTCATTGACTTTGAGAAACTTCTCGTATGTCAATTTCTCAAGCTCCTCTTGAGCCTCATCTGGGTTAACGTACTTCTTGCGAAGTTTGTTACACAGATTATCTTTGAACAGCTTAACGACGTCCTCGGGCGCGATTGACTCATGTTGATCGCGTCCAAGATCGCGTACGACTGCCTGATGCACCTTAGTCAAGATGTTATCAGGTGAAAAGAACGGATCTGTTCTCTTCCGGCGCTTCTTCATTAGGAAGTCTCCTGTATGAAAGAAGGAACGACAAATCTCTAGAGACTAGCCAAAATAACCGGTTAGGCTACTTCGGTAGCTTGTTGAGATCTGTCTCCAAGGTGTCGAGGAGGCTAGGGATAGCTTCCACGACTGGGTCGAGGCCTCCGCTGGCGTAAGCAATGCCAGTGAAGGTTATAGCCGCGATTGTCTTCTTAAACTTAAGAAGACCACGGAGCCAGGAAATCATTCCAGGCTACCGTTGTTCCAAAAGTCGTCGAAATCGGCGATTAGAACAATCTGGCTCACAACACCACGCATGTAGTCCTTGTCACTAGTAGTCGTCTCGACGCTAGTGGAGCAAGTGATACTAAACGTGTCGTAGGTCAATTCCCCGTTTGCGAGAGTTTTCGGAACTCTCACGAGGACTTCTGACCTCTGTTGTGTGTACCCACTTGGATTAGAAGTACTTGGCTTCGGATCCTTTACCTTGAACGTGAGTTTCCAACGGTCCAAAAAGTCCGGACCGTCAATGAAAACATGACGTTCGTTAAGGTTTTGGCTCAGAGGCATCAGTGCTTCCGTAGTTCCGCCGGTAAAGGTAGGGACCGTCAGGCCCGAACCTTTGACAGACGCTGTGGAAATAGCCATTTGGACTACTCCTTTTTTGTATGACATTAACGAGTGATGTTAGAATACACCAACGCTAAGAGGTCAGCAATGGATGTAGCATCTTTTACCAGACCACCAATATCTACCGGTGGGACAGTATCAGATGCGGTAGGACTCCATTTGACGCGGTTGTAGGTAAAATCTTTCCTACGGACGTTGTCTCCTAGAGTCTGAATGATCCAGCCGCCGCTGACGTGATCAGTAAGACGATAAACCGTTTGTTTATCATCCTTGGTCACGACCCAGCCAGCCAGAACCTCAACATTAGGATCAAGGAGGTTGGTCAACCCTCGAATGGATTTCGAGATGTTGGCAACACGATCTACCATGAAACTATAGGGCAAGATTGCCCATATGGTCTCCGGTATATCCTTATTCCTAATCCCTAAGTCGAAGCGCACTCCATCAACCGGGTTTGAAACGGCGTATAGAATGCCAGCTCGAACCTCAACTCTCCTTTGAGTTGACCTGTCAAAATGCCAGGTCGGACTCGCGAGATGGTTGTAAGTTCGGCCGAAGAAAGTTCCCGATTTCCGAAGATCGGATTTCGAGAAACCCCTCGCGGTTCTCCGCTCTGGGGTCTTTGCAAGGTCTTTGTGAAGGTAGTCTATCGCATCATCTACAGAACGTAGAAGAGGCGAAAAAGCGAACCTATACTCCAGCCACACATCGCTAATTGCTTTTGCGACATGTGGGACGGACTTAGATTTACGCTTGGTTTTGACCACCTTTTTGAATTCCTTGCTCAGCTTTACTAGGCTACCAATGGGATTTCTGAGGAACCGCAAGGTTTCTCTAATCTCAAAGGTATCTTCGAGAAAGGCGTACGGTGTGGAGTCAATGTTTGCTACAGCATAGAATTTCGCTGCATCAACACTGGCTGTCGAGTCTACATTAAGGTGTCCCACCTCACTGAAGTTCCAACAATAGGTAACTCCGGTTTGGGTAATGGATCCTCCAATGTATTCATAGACATTCTCAGGATCGTCCGGATGGACGGCCCTGATGAATCCTCCTCCCTCCGCTTGGAGGGAGGATTTCTCGTACGAGACAGGATTATTAATGATTGCACCGGAAGCGATAGCCTTCCTAAAGTTAGGTGTAACATAGTCCACCATGGCTTCAGAAGACTCGTATATGGGATAGGTTGGTGTGCCGGTCAACTCTCCATTATGATAAACGGAGGTTGTGCCGGTCCACGGCCCTGTTTCCCTATTACGGCTTCGTTCAGTGGTCATCAGTTTTCTCCTGTGTTGAGATCCCGAGC